AGTATAATTTAAGTTTATCAAAATTGGGACATTTATTATTGACAATGATAAATTGTTGATTTAGAATAGAGTCAAATCGAAGACTTATAATTAAAAGGAGGTGGTTTCATGAATATGAGGAAGCTTAGAATGATAATGTACGCCAATGGATTCGGAATGCAGAAGTTAGCTGAAAAAAGTGGAATTAAACAAGCTACGCTGTATCGGAGATTATCCGCTGGAGGAAAGTCTTTTACTATTGACGAAATAGCTAAAATAAGTTCCGCATTAGATTTGAGTGCCGATGACACTGTAGAAATTTTTTTACCCTAATGTCTCAAAAATGAGACTATATGAGACTCTGTGAGACAGATGAAGAAGGAGGTCGGAATTATGAAACAATTCGTAACTAGGATGTTCGGCGAAGCTATTACGGAACGCATGAACGAGTTAGGCATGACTAAGACGGCACTGATTAAACAAGCTGAAATCTCGATGGATACATTAAACCGAGCTATCAAAGGTAAGTCAGTACAAATGTCAACAGTCGTTGGTATCTGCTATGCGTTGTGTGTCGATGATAGCGAAAGTCACGACTTTTGGGAAACTGATTACTACAACCCTAAATTAGATAGGAGGTAGGTAGGTATGAATAAAGAATCACTCTATGAATTAGGTTCGATATGCTTATGGATTTTAGCATTAGGTATATCCTCTAGCATAAGTTTATTCATCCTAGTATGGACGGTTCGACTAGCATTTAGCGTTTAGGAGGACATTATGAATAAGATGTGTATTACAGTAGCGGAAGCTGCAAAACTTGCCAGTGTACCTGAAACAGTTATTCGGGAATGGGCACAAGATTTCGACTTCCCTTCGATGAGGATTGGTAAGCGTGGTGGTAAGCGTCTTATCCACGTTGAGTCGTTTAATGCTTGGCTAGCGAAACGGTGCCAGGCACGAATAGGAGAGTAGACATGATGAAAGTAGTTTATGTGCTTCGCATTATTGCAGCTATATTGGTAGTAGGAACTGTAGGTTCTATCGAAATAGACCGCATAGATTTGTGGACAGGAATGTGTCAAGGACTATTGGGTATCACTCTATGGTTACTTACCGGTTACTGGATTGAGGAGCTAAAAGAGTATGAACGATAAACGATGCTCATTCTGTAATAAAAGAATTAAAAGTCCTTACACAAATTGGTCGTACCTAACAGGCAAGCCTCGTATTGTGTGCGATAACTGTAAAGACATACACCCGTGTGTTAATAGAATAACACGTTTACGTAAACACGCCTAGTGAAAGGAGGTGATTAAGTTGCGAGACTGTAATAAATGTCTAAAACGAGATTATTGCATTCCTGATGAATGTGAGGATTTGGGCATAAAAAATGAGCCCGATGATGCGGCAACATCAACAAGCTCAAATTAGAAAAATAATATTCTACGTTAATTATATCACAGAAGGGAAACAGAACAATGTTAGAGTTAAAAATCACCGTAGAAACAGCTAAGGATTTAAACCAAGAAATCAAGGATCTATATAAAGCTATTGTAGGTTCTGCTATAGATAAAGCCGATGCTATCGACCAAGCTAAGGAAGAAGTTAAGGCTAAAAAAGCAAAGACCGCTACTAAAGTAGAAACCCCTGTTAAGCAGGAACCTGTTAAGGGAGAAAAGCGATCCATTCCAAGCCTCGAAGAAACTCGTGAAGCTGTAAAAGATGTGATGGCCAAAGCTGCAGACAAAACGCAAGCTAAAACAGAATTCAAGGCGTTCCTAGATAGCATCGGGGCTGAAAAGGTAACATCCGCGACCGATGAACAGCGCGTTCAAATCATGGAATGGGTGAACAGCCGTGGCTAAGAAGCACGCCTTGCTCGGTGCCTCAAGTAGTGCCAGGTGGCTCGTATGTACTCCTTCAGCAAGGCTAGAAGCGATGTTCCCAGATGAACAATCGCCCTATGCTGCAGAAGGTACTATAGCCCACGACCTGGCAGAATCAATCCTGCGACATAAGCTCGAAGGTAAAAAACTTCCTAAGCATGATCACTCCGCTGAAATGGTGGAAGCGGTTAACCGATATGTTGACATCTGCGAAGAAAAGGTGAACGAGGCTCGCGCCCGTTCATCTGATGCGGAAGCCATGATTGAAGCACGGCTAGACTTTTCTAGATGGGTACCTGAAGGCTTCGGTACCGGCGATATGGTCATCGTAGCCGATGGCATACTGGAAGTGATTGACCTGAAATATGGTAAGGGCGTTCCTGTTAGCGCCGTTGAAAACACACAAATGAGGCTCTACGCATTAGGTGCTTACGACGTTAACGAATTCCTCTATGATATTAAAACAGTACGCATGACAATCGTTCAGCCAAGACTTGATAGCGTGTCTACCGATGAATTGCCTCTTGAAGAACTTCTCGATTGGGGCGAAGAAATTAAACCAATCGCGCAACGTGCCTGGGAAGGTGTCGGCGAATGTACGCCTTGCGATTATTGCAATTTCTGTAAAGCACGGCACACCTGTAGGGCATTAGCAGATACTTGCCTTACTGCTTTCTACAAAGACGGCGGCAAGCTTAATCAATTACTCACTGACCGTGAAGTATCTGACATCCTGGGGATGAAGGACTTAATCACGAAGTGGATTAAAGGTGTTTACGATTTCGCCTATGAAAAAGCCTTATCAGGTGAAAAGCAATGGCCTGGATATAAATTAGTGGAAGGTACGTCAAGACGTACTATCACGGATCCAGATGCTGCAGCTCAAACATTACTCGATAACGGCTACAAGGAAGAATACATCTTTAAACCGCGTGAACTCGAAGGTATCACTAACCTACAAAAGGTTCTTGGTAAAAAGGGCGTTGCCGAATACCTAGAAGCATATATCGATAAACCGGAGGGCAAGCCTACACTTGTACCGGAAAGCGATAAACGCCCAGCAATCAATACCGTAGAATCTATGGCTAATGAATTTACAGACGAGGTGTAACATGCGCGTCGTAACAGTAAAAGCAATTGCTAAAGAGCTCCACGAGCGAGGACATTACCTCGACGAGCTCTACCAAATTACTATTGCCTATGCAACTAGCTTACACACGCGCTACTGTGCTGCAGAAGCGAGATGCGAGGCGATAGAACGCTACTACCAAGAAGAAATTGACACAGACAAATATTCTTGGGAAGAGGACGATGAATGGATTCGACTAGACGACGAAAGGTCCGATATCGAAGACGAATTAGATAATTTATTTAACACAGTAATAGGGTTTGAACATAATTGTAACCCATTTAAGAATTAAGGAGACAGTAACATGGCTAAATTGACAACTGGTGTAGTAAGACTTTCTTATGCTAATATCGCTCAACCTCGTAAAAATGATGATGGCAAAGCGAAATACAGTTCCCAAATCATAATTGATAAAACCGATAAAAAGACTATCAAAGCTTTCGAACGTGCAATTGAAGAACTAAAAGCAGATCCAAAAGCACTGGCTAAGGTGGAAGGTAAAGCAGCTTACCTAAAATTGAACTTACGCGATGGTGATACAGATGAAGCAGTAGCAGACCAACCGGAAACATACGCTGGTAAATTCTTCATTAATGCGAATAGCGATAAACAACCTATCGTATTCACTCGGGACAAAATCAAAATGGACCAATTCGACATTGAAGAGGAAATTTACTCCGGTGTATACGCGCAGGTCGCATTATCCGTATTCGCTTATAACTTCAATGGTAAGAAAGGCGTAGGCTTTGGCCTAAATGGTGTTCGTAAAGTTAAAGATGGTGACCGCCTCGGTGGTGTTCACGTATCTGCTAGCGACTTTGGGGACGATGATTTAGGCGACCTAGACGATGACGATTTAATCTAAGGAGGCATATATGGAGCTCAGTATTGATGTGGAAACGTATTCTGACTGCCCTATTAAATATGGGGCCCAGCGATACGTTGATGATACAACATTTGAAATACTGCTATTTGCCTACAGCTTCGATGCCGAACCGGTCGAAGTAATTGATATGACAAAGGATCCACTGCCCGAAAGGGTGGTGGACGCTTTGTATAACAAGGAAATTACAAAGACCGCCTTTAACGCAGCATTCGAAATGCTTTGTCTAAAGAAGTACTTCCCTGATGCGGATTACACGAACTGGGAATGTACGTCTGTACTAGCGTTATACTGCAGTCTACCGGCAAGCCTCGACAATGTATCTAAGGCCTTGAAATTAGGTGAAGCCAAAGACTCAAGAGGTAAACGGTTAATCCAATTCTTCTCTGTACCACGTAAGCCTACCAAAGCAAATCCTAAGACACGAAATATGCCAGAGGATGCGCCTGACAAATGGGAGGAATACATTGAGTATAACAGGCAAGACGTGGTAGTAGAAAAGGCAATTCGTAAACGCTTACTTTCGCTAAAACCACCTGCTATCGAGCACGAGTACTGGTTACTCGACCAAGATATCAACTGGCGGGGTGTGGAAGTAGATATGGAACTCGTCGATGCAGCGCTTGCTTGTAATGACGAAATCGTGGAAGAAGCTACTGAGTCATCTAAGCTATTGACTGGATTAGAAAATCCCAATAGTACAATGCAGCTAAAAGAGTGGCTATCTGAAAGGCTAGGATATGATCTAGATACTATGCGAAAAGATGATGTATCAAACCTATTAGCACAGGATATCCCTTCCGATGTACGCAAAGTACTGCAAAATAGACAGGTGCTCGGTAACTCGTCAATAAAGAAATACTTGGCTATGAAAAACGCTGTATGTTCAGATGGTCGTATTCACGGCATGCTTCAGTTCTACGGAGCAATGCGAAGTGGACGATGGGCAGGTCGTGTAGTACAACTGCAGAACCTCCCTCGTAACTACCTGGAAGATTTAGACACAGCTCGGGAAGTTCTTAAAAGTAGAGATGTAGAAATGCTAGACCTACTATACGGGAACCCTGGCGACGTAATCAAGCAGCTCATTCGTACTGCTTTAGTGGCGGAAGAGGGGCACCGATTTATTGTAGCTGACTTTAGTGCTATTGAAGCCCGTGTTATCGCCTGGCTTGCTCACGAGCAGTGGCGCCAAGATGTATTCGCTCAAGGCGGAGACATCTATTGCGCTTCTGCATCAAGCATGTTCCACGTACCAGTTGAGAAGCACGGTGTTAATGGGCACTTACGGCAAAAAGGCAAAGTAGCGGAACTGGCACTCGGGTATGGTGGCGGTGTAGGAGCTATGAAGTCGATGGATACAAAAGGTGAAATTCCTGAAGAGGAGCTACCAGGAATTATCGAAGCTTGGCGACAAGCTAGTCCACGTATTACGCGATTTTGGAAAGATGCAGATAATGCAGCCAAGCAAGTCGTGAAAACCGGAGAACCGGTGCGGATTAGGCAAGGTAATATTAAATTCTTTAAATCGAAAGGCTTTATGTTCATCGAATTACCGTCTGGCCGGAGACTTGCCTACGCAAGACCTCGAATTGGACTTAACCGGTTTGGTAGTGAGTCGATTGAATATGATGGAATGGATCAGGTTAAGAATACCTGGGGCAGAGTTGAAACCTACGGCGGAAAGCTCGTCGAAAACATTGTACAAGCCGTTGCGAGAGATTGCTTAGCAGCAGCCATGCTAAGACTCTCTAAAGCAGGCTATAAAATTGTAGCCCATATCCATGACGAAGTGGTTATCGAAGCGCCTATAGGCGAAGGTAGTTTAGATGAAGTAATCGATATTATGTGTGAGCCTGAGTCCTGGAACGAGGGCCTTATATTAAATGCAGCAGGGTTTGAGAACCCTTACTATATGAAGGATTAGGAGGATAATTCTTATGAAACTTACAAAACAACAAATTCAACAACAACGCGAAGCTATTGACGGTTTGTATGAACTCGTAAAAGAAGCTCCTGCAAGCGAACGCAAAGACTCCGCGATGGCGTACTGCGAAGGCTGTATCGCCGCTTGCGATTTAGGTCTTAAAATATTAAACGGTAAGAAAACAGAAGATACACCTAAGGCGGATAAAAACCCAACAGTAGAAGAACAGGTTACTACTGAAGAAAAACCAAAACGTAAACGTGTATCTAAGAAGAAGGAAGCCCCTGTAGAAGAAAAGTTACCTGTAGAAGAAAAGTTACCGGTTGATGAAACTCCTGAAGAAGACGATTTAGACGATTTGTTATAGATGAAAGGATAGCGCCTTATGAAGGTATTATTTAGTTTGTCAGTCAAAAAGCTGTATGACCTAGTACGGCGCAAGCAAGTGAACACTTGGTCACCTGCTGTACATTACCACGTAGATTGTGGACAATCATTTGCCTGCTTGTGGCCTTCGGTATCTTCTGGAATGGGTAGAATAGTAGACCCTTATATATCAAATGAGTTCTATTGCCCACAATGCGGAGAACTCATTCGTACAAGAGGCGCGGACGGTGATTGTGTAGCTGATGCTTCCGGTAGCGCTAATGTTCCATTAGAGATAGAACTATCAGTTATTGATCGAGGTACAATTCTTGATGTTAAATTCGATTATTGCACAGTGTATGTCGATAACGATACACAATCTATTTACCCCGGCTACAAGCCCCATCTTATCGATATATTGCGCTTCGATTTCAAGCAAGGAAAAGTGTTCTTAGTTCAAAAGAAGCGTACTCGTGCGGATATAATATCAGAAATTGAGCCTAATATATCGGTGTTTTACTCAAAATCATTGCCCCTATACTGGCTAGTAGCAACTCCTAATTGCCGGTTATCGCAATATAAAAAGGAGCTACAAACTTTTGCTAAAGTGCTAAAACAAGCTTACTTTGCTAAATTGTCAAAACGAGTTGGCTATCAAGTTAAACCAATCAGACAAGGTGTGTTACTATCGTCCAAATACGGCGCGCTCGATAACTTACTCCATAATCTAGTGTGGAAGATGCACGCGCCGGATGCGCCTGCATTAAATGACACGCTAGTTAGAGACCACGATAACTACTTCAGACCCTTCGGGGCTAAGTTAACAAGTACTTCAGCTATTACTGATTTAACCAGTATTGGTGTTCCTTTTATCAAAGCGCTCATTCAGCTTTATAAAGTACCGGATAAGCGCTGGGTTAGAAAATTACTAACTATCCGTCCTTTCTTCTATATCAAAGTGATCCAAACTGCTAGCAAGGTATTCAAAAGCATGGATTATCAGAAGGCATTCACAGACCTTGTGGCAGAGGAAGGCGGTAAAACTGGGTATATCCAATCCTGGCCAATATGGAATGATGGGCAAGCTTTGCTTACTGTTACTGATTTTCTTAAGCTCATGCGTCACCAATACGGTGAACGCCGAGTCCTATTATTCTTAAAAAACGCTGACTCCTATTCGGAAGTAAAAGATACTGCGGATATGTATAACAGGTTATCAAGAGCTAGGAAAAAGGAGATTTGGGCTAGACGTATTCAAATTAAGGATCTGCATGATGAGATTGTGTGTATATCTAAATTTGAAAAAGCCGAAAATGTCCCAGTACAGCGCAGCTTGCTTCATAAAAAACTAATAGACTCTGTTGGTGGTCTAGATTTTACTGTGGTTAAAACAACACACGACATAATTCGACTAGGCGTTCAACTCAATAATTGTGTGGGTACCTATGTAGAAAGAGTTAAAGATCAAAAATGTGCTATTGTTGGTGTGTTTGAAAACAGTCGTCCAGTAGCATGTATTGAGGTAAATCCTACAGATACCTCTGAAGCATTTACAGTAATACACCAGGCTAAGCTAAAAAACAACAGAGGTGTACGAGATAATCACAACATTAATTACGCTGTATGCCAATGGGTTAAAAAGCATAGATTACAAGTACCTAAATATTTAGGGGATATTCATTTTGCGAAGGGAGGAGCGATGTAACATATGGATACAAATATCATCATAGCTACGGGCAAAAGTCGCTCCGCCCGTAGCTGGAAGTCTCAGAAAATGACTTGGAGTGCTTTGGCCAACAAATTGGCCGAGCCTACTGTAACAAATGAAACGGCTGCTGAATATGTCAAAATGTCTAAAGCCGAGAAAGGCCAAAAGAAAGACGTTGGCGGTTTTGTTGGTGGCTATATCCCCAAAAATGGTAGACGGGTTAGAGGAGCTGTTAAGGAGAGATACTTAATCACGCTTGATGCGGACTCGCCGAGCGATGATTTCCTCTTAGACCTAGATATGGAATTAGGCGGTATGGAGTACGTGCTATATAGTACGCATAGCCACACGGCTGACAATCCTCGCTATCGCATCATCATTCCTGCCGATAGAGCGATGACTCCTGATGAGTACCAAGCTGTATCAAGACGTATCGCCGATGATATTGGCATCGACTCTTTTGACCCATCCACGCACCAGGCTGAGCGCTTGATGTATTGGCCAAGTTGTCCGAAGGATGTGGGATATGTATATCAACACAGTGAGGGTAACTTAGTTTCTGTTGATCAATATCTCAATACGTACAGAGACTGGCGAGATACGAGCCTTTGGCCAACATCAAGTAAGGAGTCACAGATTCGCCTTGATGCGGCCAAGAAGCAAGGTAACCCTTTGGAGAAAAAAGGTTTACTCGGCGCCTTTTGTAGGTGCTATAGTATCACAGAAGCTATCCAAAAGTTTCTCCCTGAAGTCTATGAGCCGACGCAAGTCGAGGACCGATACACGTATACCGGAGGTAGCTCAGTAGCAGGTCTTGTCATTTACGATAATGACACGTTTGCGTACTCCAACCATGCGACTGACCCTATCAGTGGTAAGCTCGTTAATGCGTTTGACCTGGTCCGCATTCACTTATTTGGTGCTGAAGATGCCGATGCTGATCCACAAACAAAAGTAACGGATTTACCAAGCTACAAAGCCATGATTGATTTTGTTAACGATGACGGCGCAGCACCGATTCTGCTCGACAAGGAACGCATGGCCGATATGGACTTCGAGGACATCACAGAAGACGAAGAGGATTTCCTCGAAAAGCTCAAACGTGACCGTCGAGGTACACCAGAGTCTGACGTGTTTAACTGCTTAGTAGTTCTTAAATACGACCCCGCATTAAGAGGACGTATCCGCCTTGACGAATTCGCGCACCGCTTAGTCGTGATAGATGATTTGCCGTGGCGCGGTAAAGATGAAACACCGTACTGGACTGATACAGACGATGCGTGCTTACGCAATTACTTTGCTACGAAATACCTTATCAAAGGTAAAGGCATTATCGACGATGCCCTGCAGGAAGTCACGCAAGATAACAAATTCCATCCCGTACGTGAGTACTTAACCGGTTTAAACTGGGACGGTACTTATAGAGTCGATACTCTATTTATCGATTACATCGGTGCTGAAGATACCGAGTACATTCGAGCAGTTACACGTAAATGGATGTGTGGCGCCGTAGCTCGTGTTATGGATCCAGGCGTTAAGTTCGATACGGCAATTGTATTATACGGCTCGCAAGGTCTTGGTAAATCGTTAATCTTGGAGCGGTTAGGCCGTAAATGGTTCAATAATTCACTCGTGGATATCAAAACCAAAGATGCCCTAGAACAAATTCAAGGCTCTTGGATTAATGAGCTCGCGGAACTCGCACCTACCTATAAGAATGATAATGAAATCGTAAAAGCTTTTATCAGCCGTACCTCTGACCGGTTCCGCTCACCGTATGGCAGAAGGACCGAAGAGTACCCTCGCCAGTGTGTATTCGCTGGCTCCACAAATAATCTTATGTTCTTAAAGGACCGGACCGGTAACCGCAGATTCTGGCCAGTCACAGGCGACAAAGATCGTAAAACTAAGAACGCCTGGGAGCTATCAAAAGAGGACATAGACCAATTGTGGGCAGAAGCCTATTACTATTGGTCCGAGGGTGAATCATTAGTCCTTGAAGGGGAACTTGAAGAAGAAGCCCTTAGAATTCAATTATCACACACAGAAGGTGGCGAACTCGTAGGCCTCATTGAAGAATACCTTGATATGTTATTACCGGAGAATTGGGAGTCGCTTGATATCTTCGATAGACGCGATTATATCAGAAATTATGGCGATGACGATCATTGTGGTTCAGTGCAGCGGGAGCGAGTGTGTGCCCTTGAGATATGGTGTGAAGTGATGGAGGGGGACAGGAAGAACCTGCAGAACGCAAAGGCGAGAGAAATCATTGATATCTTGCAATCCATAAAAGGGTGGAGCCCTTATTCAAAGAGCGTTGGTAAAATGCGATTTGGAAAGATGTATGGCGTGCAAAGAGCGTTTATCAGAGATGACACGAAGCTTACCGAAATGGCAAAGAAAAAGGGTAAAAAATGATGTTGCCGATTTTTGTTGCCGATTAGCTAATTTTAAAATATCGAAATACATCGAAATAGTTTTTATACAGGCCTATACATCGATATATTTTGATACAGTGAAAATAATCGGCAACGGCAACATGTGTGGCAACAAAATCGGCAACACGAAAAGTGCAGATAATTGTTATTCTAAATACGATTTGTTGCCAATGTTGCCAATTATTTACAATTAATAATAAATAATAAATATATGAATAAATGGGTGTATACATATACACGTAAAAAACGCGAATACGCGTATATATATGTTTACGAAAAAAAACGCCAACATCGGCAACACAATCCCGATGGAGCCAGTATTCATATAGGTTTGGGCGTGTTGCCGATTATTTATTGATAATGGAGTGAGAACATGGAAAAAGACATCGAGCGTTGGTTGGGAAATCAACTCAAAAATCTGGGGTGCATATATATGAAATTCGTATCGCCGGGAAATGACGGGGTGCCGGATAGAATTGTAATCTTACCGGGTGGCCTAGTCGTGTTCGCTGAACTAAAGGACGAGAAAGGGCGATTAAGGCCCAATCAACGCGTGCAGATAGAACGGATGCGAAAGCTGGGTGCCAGCGTTTCCGTAGTTACCGGCAAATTAGGGGCTACATTATTTGTTGATGATATAAGAAGGGCGATTCATGAACTTTCATCCACACGAATATCAAAAAATAGCAATTCAAAGAATCATTGACCATACACACTATGGGCTGTTACTTGATATGGGATTGGGCAAGACCGTTTCTACATTAACTGCTATCGAGCAGTTAATGTATGATCAATTCGATATTAAGAAAGTGCTGCTTATTGCCCCTAAGAAAGTAGCTGAATCAACATGGGTACAAGAGGCTAACAAATGGAATGAAACAAGCTGTTTGAAGATAGCATCTGTACTAGGTCCTGAAAAGGACCGCATCAAAGCCCTTCAAAGCGATTCTGATATCTATGTGATGAATCGGGAGAACGTGCAATGGCTGTATGAGTACTACTTTAATAAGCCAAAACAACCTTTTCCGTTTGATATGTTAGTGATTGATGAAAGTTCATCCTTTAAGAATCCGCAGGCTAAACGATTTAGGGCTATGCGTAAAATGAGACCTCTCTTTAAACGAGTTGTCATTTTAACTGGTACACCAGCACCGAATACATTAATGGATGTGTGGGCGCAGATGTACCTATTGGACGGCGGTGAGCGATTAGGTAAGACTTTGACTGAGTATCGCACCAGGTATTTTACGCCAGATAAAACAAATGGGCATATCGTGTATAGCTACCGATTACTGCCCGGCGGCGATACTGCGATATTCCATAAGATGCAAGATATCTGTATGAGTTTAAAAGCTAAAGACTACCTAACATTGCCAGAACGTATCGAGAATGTAATCACGGTAGAAATGAATCCCAAAGAATGGGCGCTTTACAAAGAAATGGAACGCGATCACGTTCTAAGCTTAGTTGATGATGACGATGTAAGTGCACTCAATGCAGCATCCTTGGCCGGCAAATTATTACAACTGGCTAACGGGGCCATCTATACTGATGAAGGTGAAACAATTGTCGTCCACAATGAAAAAGTTGAGCGATTAAAAGAATTAGTAGATACCAACGAAGGAAAACCAATGTTAGTATTCTACAACTTCAAGCATGACCTGCAGGCGATTAAGGAAGCCTTCCCTAAAGCAGTAGAGTTAAAAACTGATGACGATGTAGCCGAGTGGAATAAAGGCAATATCCAAATGTTATTAGCCCATCCTGCATCGGCGGGGTACGGCTTAAATCTCCAAGCAGGGGGAAATATCATAGTATGGTATGGACTAACTTGGAGCCTAGAACAATATCAGCAGGCTAACGCGAGACTTCATAGACAAGGACAAACACAACCAGTGATTATCCATCATCTAGTCACCAAAGGAACTATGGACGAGCAAGTCATGAAAGCGCTAGAGCGTAAAGAAGTAGGGCAAGATGCACTACTCGAAGCTATCAAATATCGTAAAGAATTGTATAAGGAGTAGAACTATGCAAAGAAAATGTAGCAGATGTGGCGAGAAATATACCTTAGTTAAGGACGAAAAGTATTGTCCTAATTGTATGGAGGTTATGACACCCCCTATGCTGAAAGTAAAACAGGACCTTAAAACTACAGAGTGTGAAGACTGTGGTATTAAATTCTCGGTACCCGCAAGCAGACCTGGGCGCCCGCCAAAATATTGTCCAGAATGTGCAGCTAAACACGCCAAAAAGTCTAAAGTAGAAAAGCTTAAGAAGGTGAGCCATGACTTACAAAAAGAAGAAGTGGCCAAACAGGAAATTATAGCTACGATTACTAAACATATGGAAGCTAAGCCAGCTACAAACAAGGCGACAATTAAGGAGGAAAAGATAGTGACACCGGCTAAGGTATCTAATATCGAACACGATGTTGTTAATCACCCTTCACATTACACACGTGGTAATATCGAAGTAATCGATTTCATCGAAGATCAACAATTACCATATCATTTAGGAAATGTAGTGAAGTACATAGCGCGTGCTGGGTTCAAAGGTGATAAAGTAGAAGACCTAAAAAAAGCACAATGGTATCTCAATCGGTATATCCGTACACTTGAAAAAGGAGTTAGTAATTAATGGTAGTGCAAATAAGGGGACTTGTGAATGACTGATAAAGAGTACATGCTTCAGATATTACGAATTGATGATAGGATTGAATCCATCAATCGTGATATTGAAGCACAAATAGAACGTAGATCGGATACTCTGTCAGCTACCGATTATAGCAAGGACAGAATATCCGGAGGCAGTTGTAGCGATTTATCAAATATCGTGGCAGGTATTGAGCAATGTGTCGAACAGCAACGAAAAGAAATAGAAAGACTCAAAAATATTAAGTCCGAAGTTCGTTGGGTGATTAGTCAGGTAAGGCCAAATGAGCTGGCTGTTCTCTTGACAGAGCGATATGTACAAGGCCGAAGTTGGAAAGAATTGGCGCAAATTTTGTACTACAGTGAAGCACGAGTACGAGGGGAGCTACACGACAGGGCCTTGGCAGAAGTAGGGCAGATAAGGACCAGATTGAAAAAGCGTGAACAGTACAAAACGATACAAAACAGTACATCGACATGTGGTATACTGTAAGTGTGAAAGTTGGGAAACTTCACAGGAAATGAACAAGAAAAGGACGCCAGTTATGTTTGGCGTCCTTTTACGTTATGCAGATTTAATCAATATCATCATAGGGGAGGGCCTACTTGTTAGGCAAACAAGATACTTTCATAATATTTCTGGGCTGTAAAAAATCGCGACGTTTCATAAATGTTATCCTCACATAAGAACACACTTAATCTACACAACCAACAATAAAACCTATGTACTTAACTATAACAACTTCCCTATGGTGATATTGATTAAGCCTACAAATAGAATCTGACTGCCAATAGAAAGGAGAGAATAGTATGACAGATATTACTTGCCATATTAAAGATTGTTTACATAACAAACGTAATAAGTGTACTGCTAATGCTATTGTCCTTGGCAGTACAGGTAATTGTAAAGCCAAAGCCTTTGCTAAAGATATGATGAAACATTCACGTAAACAGCACTGGCGAGGAGGCATGTATGGGGGCTAGTACCTCAGACATACCCGGGGTCATTAAGGTACTCCAAACAAAAAATATTTTGCGTGGGTCATCCGAACCCCGCGGAATAGCTAGTTAGTTATTTTTCCGAACTGCAGTTCGGCTTCAAAAACGGTCAACTTTTGAAAGGAGGCGAGACTGTGACGAACGTAACAATCGTTGACGAATTAGTATCATCTAAAATTGTGGCAAAAGTGCTTGGAATCAGCTCTCGACGGGTTCAGCAGTTGACCGAGGACGGTATATTCGAAAAGGAAAAACGCGGACAGTATAATATCGCGAAAACAGTACAAGCATTTGTTTCGTATAAAACCGGAGAAAGTAAACTCGAAAAGAAAGCCCGTGAGGGCGGGTATGATGCGGAACGAACTTTGTTAACCAGAACTAAACGGATGATTGAAGAAAACAAACTGAAAATCATGAATGGAGAATTGCATCGTTCTAACACAGTTAAAGCCGTAATGAATCGAATGTTGAATAACTTTAAAAGTAAGCTCCAGGCGTTACCATTAAAAGCAGCCCCTAAAGTACTAGGGGAGACGAATCTGTTAGTCATTCAAGATGTACTTCTTGATGAGGTGAATGAGTGCTTAACGGAATTGTCTGAATATGACCCTAATATGTTCCACGATGAGTCCGATGATATCATCGTGGATGACGACGAGGCGGGTGAAGGTGATTGAAGCACACATGCAACCTGTTCAAAGGATTGGCCAGTGTATTAAAGCCGCCGCCAAAGTTTACTGCGTCGGAATGGGCCAACGCTAATGTGGTGCTTTCCACTGAGGATAGCGCCGAACCTGGGAAGTATTCCACCGATAGAGCCCCTTATCAAAAGGAAATGCTTGATGCGGTGAGTGACCCAGATGTTGAGAAAGTGGTATATATGACCGGTTCGCAAATCGGTAAAACCCAGCTCATTAAAAATGTGTTGGGTTATTTTATTGACTACTTTCCATCACCGATTATGTTCATGCAGCCAACAAAAGATATAGCCAAGGAGTTTTCTAAAACTCGTATTGCTCCCTTTATTCGTGACACAAAAGTACTGAACGATAAAATGGCCGATGTAAAATCTCGGGACAGTGGCAATACGGTATTGAATAAGACCTTTCCAGGCGGCTACCTGACATTAGTCGGTGCGAACGCTCCAGCAGATTTGGCATCCCGGCCAATTCGTGTATTACTAGCGGACGAAATTGACCGCTATCCAGCATCAGCAGGCACGGAAGGGGACCCTTTGAGCCTAGCAGAAAAGCGTACTAATACATTTTACAATCGAAAGCACGTGTACGCATCTACGCCATTAGCTAAAGGTACAAGCCGAGTAGAGAAATTGTATCTTGGCGGTACCCAAGAGGTATGGCACATTAAGTGCCCAGCGTGCGGCGAATATGTATATCCTTCCTGGGATAAATTCCACGCAGATGAAGACACGGGCAAGTACTACATGGCCTGTGATCACTGCGGAACGCTATCCGAGGAATTCGAGTGGAAGAAACTGTATCGTGAGGGCAAATGGATTGCGGAAGCTCCTGAGAATTTGAAAAAGTATAATTGCCGAAGCTTTCACATGAACGCGTTTGGCTCGCCTTGGGCATCCTGGGGGAAACTTCAAGATAAATACGAGGAAGCCACTAAACTCGGCACGGCAGGCGTTAAGACATTCTTTAACACTGAAATGGGTATTCCTTATGAAGAGGATACAGAAACATTACAATCGGAAGAACTCTATGAACGTAGAGAAGATTATGGAGCTGAGCTACCGGACGGCGTTCTACTCTTAACATGTGGTGTCGATACGCAGGATGACCGCTTAGAGTGTGAAATTGTAGGCTGGGGGAAAGATTATGAGAGCTGGGGTATACAATACTTCAGATTGTATGGAGACCCTGCCTATGACGCCGTATGGAAAGAATTGGACGATATTATTTTAAACCGTACATGGTCTTATGCTGACGGTAGAAGAAGGGGCGTATCTGTTACATGTATTGATTCTGGCGGCAGTAAGACTCAGTCAGTATATAAGTACTGCTCAATTAGATGGCATAAACGAGTTTACCCTATTAAGGGTGTAGGTGGCGCCGGCAAGGATTTGATTGACGGCTTGCCTACTAGGTTGAAAAAGTACAAGACTAAGCTCTTTAAGCTAGGTGTAGATACTGGCAAGGAACAAATTTATAGCGATTTGAACCAGGAAAAGGGCCAGCCGAGGTATTGTCATTTCCCAAAAGATCACGAAAAAGGATATGGGAAAAAATACTTTGAGGGCCTATTGGCAGAGATGAAAGTATCTAAATTAGTTAATGGCCATTTTAAAGAACAATGGGTGCTGCGCCCAGGACGCAAAAGAAATGAGCCGTTCGATATTAGAAACTACAATCAAGCTGCTATTGCTATTATGAATCCGAACTTTGAAGCTTTAGAAGCCCGGAGTAGTAAAGAGGACTATACACCGTACCAGAATACAGCTCGTGTAGTTAAAGTAGGAGACACGACCAAGAAACGAACGAGACGACGTGTTAGAGGTGGAGGGATACGATTATGACAATCCTACAAAGGATTATGGGAGAATTAAATATTCGTGAAATGCACGAAATACCTACAGCTCTAACAAAGGTATTGCTAGATTCGAATAGCTGTTCGGAGCTTTTAAAGTCGATACAGCCTTACTATTCGTATGAGGCCTTACTTACTGAATTCGAAGAACATAGTGCAGATAGAAAAAACTATATGCAAGATTACACGCCACAATGCGTGCTAGATATAATCGGCGGTATTACCTCCGGCGGTGATGTTCGCGATGTATGTGCTGGGATAGGCGGATTATCTTTGGCTAAATTTAAGTCGGATAATACCGTGACACCAAGGCTTGAAGAGTATTCAAAAAATGCGATAGCCTTTATGCTACTCAATCTACTAATAGCTAATATCGACGCGGAAGTAGTAGAGAAGAACGTTCTTACTGGTGAAGAGCTTGCGTACTATAAAGTGGAATCCGCAGCATCTGGCTTTGGCCAAGTATCTAAAGTAGATATGCTAGAGAGTAAAAAATATGATACCGTGATTAGCAATCCGCCATATAGTCAATCTTGGATTCCACAAATGGATGAACGCTTTGAAGGTTATAAATTGGCACCAAAGAGTAAAGCCGATTTTGCTTTTATACTTGACGGACTTTATTCGTTAAATGCTTCTGGCACAGCTGCCTTTATCCTGCCACATGGTGTGTTGTTTAGAGGGCAAGCAGAAGGCGATATAAGACGTAAGCTCATTGATAATAATCTGCTTGATGCTGTAATAGGGTTACCTGCTAATCTGTTTACAAATACTGGAATACCTGTGTGCATATTGGTATTTAAGAAAAATCGCGCTAACAAAGACGTATTATTTATCGATGCACAAAAAGACTTCGTTAAGCACAAAAATAAAAATATAATGACCGCCGAACAGGTGGAAAAAGTAATTAAAGCGTACAAGAACAGGGCAGATATAGAGCGATATGCTAGTAACATTAGCATGTCTACTATTTTAGACAATGACTATAATCTGAATATTCCACGCTATATTGACAGCTTTGAGCCGGAAGAAATACCAGATGCGGTACAGCTTGCTAAAGAACTTAACGAAATTAATCGAGAAAGTCGGACGTTGGGCTTAGAAATTGCGGAAATGTTAAAGCAACTAGTTTGTACAGATCCTGACGCGCAGAAAGAGCATGATGAATTTGTAAAAGAATTTACAGAATTTTTGGTATCATCTGATAGCGCGTGTACAGTTGAGGAGCAAGAAGCCGTGATAAAAAAAATAGAAGATGTTAAAAAGTATTTACTTCAAAAGATGTTCGCGTAATGTTAAGAAATTACAAGAAAATTAAAATTACGGAAGTTGCGGATATACTGGGGCGTCCTAAGAAGGAGCAAATATATCCGTCGGGCTGTATTTGCTTGCAAGTATCTGCTAGTAAAGGGGAGTTGGTGTATTTAGCTGAGGCGCAACAAGTTGACGCTAAATATGTAGTGATTCAACCACGAAACGTAATCCCTTATTATTTATTTTTAATGATAGAAAAGGCAATGCCTGAATTTCTATATAAATATAGGCAAGGTCTAAATATATCAGCTCATGACATCAAACATATGGAGATATTGTGCCACACGGATGTGGAAACACAGGCTTTAATAAGCATGATGTTCCAATCTATGCATGGCACAAGTCTAAGCGCTCAACATGGGCGCTTTTTTAATGCGTGAAAGGAGGTGAAAGGATGGCAGAATGGACAATATATGAGGCGAAAGAGCATTTACAGGCGTGGCTAGAGGCGGATTTAGCATTGGCAACGGGCAAAGAGTACACCATTGGTAATCGCCGGTTAACTCGTGCGAATGTGCAAGAGGTGAAAGACCGCATCAACTTTTGGCGTAATGAAGTAGCAAGGCTCGAGAATAGACCTCGACGTCGTGCATATCGTGTCATTCCGCGGGATATATGAGTAAACGTAAGAAACAGTTTATGAAAACCGCAGCTAGTAGGCACAAAGCAACGCAATATTCTGGGAGTAAAACAAACTCAGGCTATTCTAATCATGGCGCTAATAGTTTTAAATCTAGCGCCAAAGGGTACCAGGTTAACTCTCAGGATGCAAGGCACGATATCGATGCTAACTTTAGGATGCTACGGGCAAGATCTGTAGACCTTCAACAAGGTACACCAATTGCAGCTGGCGCACTGAAGACGAATAAAACCAATGTTATTGGCCCTGGGCTAAGGTTTAAAGCTAATATCCGTTATGAGGAATTGGGGCTGACGTTTGAAGAAAAGAACGCATGGGAACGTAAGACCGAACGAGAGTTTGCGATGTGGGCCAAGCACTGCGATGCACGTGAACAGACTGACTTCTACGGAATTCAGGCCCTAGTGTACTATGAAAAGCTATTGTACGGCGATTCATTTGTAAATTTACCGCTGTTGCTTAGTCAAACAGATAAGAACCCATATCCGTTGCGCTTGCAGATTGTTGAATCGATTCTTGTAGCTTCTCCGCCCAAATATACAGGACGAGAAGAAGACGAGAATAACGACGTAATTCACGGCGTTAAGTTCAATAAATATGGCGCCGCGGTCGGCTTTTATGTACTAAATAAACTGTACAACGGCTTTAACGATGATCATGACTACACATATATTCCGAAGTACGGCACACAAACCGGGCGGCGTAATATTATCCAGGTTATGACGATTGAGCGAAGTGGCCAGTTGCGTGGCATCCCTATATTGTCTCCGGTAATCGAGGACTTGAAAGTACTTAGCCGGTATAATGACGCGGAAGTCATGAAGGTATTAGTCAATGCCTTGATGGCCATCTTCATTGAATCGGAGGCACCAGATGATATGTCACTAGGGACTGCGATTGACGAAGACGATCAAGTGGATGCTGATAACGACGAAACAATCGAATTAGGCAATGGCACAGTTAACGTATTGGCGCCAGGCGAAAAAGTGAATGTGGCTGAAAAAACGCCAATACCAACGAGCTTTGCGGACTTTACGTCCTCACTTATTAGCCACGTAGGTGCGGCGCTAGAAATTCCATATGAGATTTTAGTTAAGCACTTTGGTCAAAGTTACTCCGCATCAAGAGCGGCGTTACTCGAATATTGGAAGTCTGTTGAAACGCAACGTGCCGAATTTATTACTCAATTTTGCAATCCTATTTACGAAGAGTGGCTTACGATGGCTATTCTATTAGGTCGCATTGATGCACCAGGCTTCTTCGATGACCCAATCATGCGAGAGGCGTGGCTAGGCGCTGAGTGGTACGGGCCATCACAAGGCCAATTAGATCCACAGAAGGAAGCTACCGCGGCAGAAATTCGTGTTAAGAATGCATTTAGTACTCGTGCTAAGGAAGCCGCAGAGCTTACCGGTATGGATTATGAAAATGAAATCTTACCACAACGTATTCGTGAACACCAATCTATGGATGAAGGAGGCTTGTTGAATGAACAAGGACAACAAATTTCAGTTCAAAATTCGAACTCCGCTAAATCTGATCCAGGAAGCGGAGACGATTGACGTCGATATTTACGGCGTAGTCATGAATGGAATCGATTATTGGGGCGAAAATACTGGCGTTTCAAACGTACTATCACAACTCCAAGGGTTGGATCCATCTCAAAACATCGTTTTGCATGTTAACTCGGTAGGTGGCGAAGTGTCAGCCGGCGTTACACTTTATAATCGATTACGCGCATTGCCAAATAAAAAATCTGTTATCATCGAGGGCTTGGCGGCATCTATCGCGTCTATTATCTCAATGGCTGGCGATGAAATCCATATGGCGTTAGGTAGTGAGATGATGATTCACAACCCAAGCTCCTATGTATATGGTGAAGCCGATGATTTTGAAAAAGCTGCTGAATCGTTACGCAAAACCAAAGAAAATCTTATCGATATATACGAAGCCCGCACAGGATTAACTCGCGAAGAAATTGCAGCTATGATGGATGAAGAAACTTGGCTAACAGCAAGGGAAGCTTTGGAAAAAGGCTTCTGTACAAGTGTTGATGAGTCTTTACAAATGGTTGCTTGCCGTAAAGGCACTGATTTAATTGTCAATGGTTTACCGATGAGTATGGACGTACTCAAAGGGTTGCCTGTTGATAAATATGAAGAGAAAGGAGAGGAGCCAATGGAAGTAACTGCTGAATTGTTACGTACAGATTATGCGGAAGTATATGATGAAGTATTTAATGCGGGTGTTGCTGCTGAACGTGCACGTTTACAAGCCCTTGATGGGATTAATAACGAAGCACGCGCGGAATTTATCAATCGTGCTAAATACGAAACATACGCTACTGTTCAAGATGTAGCTGTTGAGTTACTCAATATGCCACAATCTGAACAACCGACAAATCAATTACAACAACTGGTGCAAGATGCTAACAATGCATCTAATCAAGTTGACACGGTCCCTGGTCAAGTGCTTGACGAGGATATCGATGATTCTGAAAAGACAATGCAAATTGTTGATCGTGTAATGAAAGCACGCAATAAGAAATAAGGAGGGCAGATAATATGCCATACGTGGAAGAACAAAAATTAGAGTACAAACCTCTAATCGCTGGCACACAAATGCCAGTCGTTACTAAAAAAGTAACAATCGGACAAGATGCTGCAGTAATTAAGGCAGGCACAGTATTAGAATTAGAAGCTACTTCTAAAAAAGCTAAACGTGCGGATACAGATGTATACGGTGTAGCATTAGCTGATATTGATGCTACGAAAGGCGATGTAGTAGCCGAAATTGCTGTAACAGGTGAATTTGCTACGGCGAATTTAGTATTTGCTTCTGGCAAAACAGCGGAAGGCTTCACAGCAAAAGCTGAAGCCCGCAACATTTATTTCCGTTAATAAGGAGGATACATGGATAATATTTACGCACCAAAAACACTTGCTGCGGTGGTTCGTCGTACTCCCGATGTGCCATCTTTTTTGAAAGACTTATTTTTCAAAGATACAAAAACATTCTTAACAGAAACAGTTTCATTTGACATTGTAAAAGGTCGCCGTACTATTACACCTTGGGTGGCACCTAACTCTACAGCACCTTTATCTCAACGCACCGGCATGACTACAACCACGTATAAACCTGCGCAAAAGAAAGAAAAACGCCCTATCACAGAAAATGATATCAAGGTTCGTTTAGCAGGTGAACAGCCATTTGCAGGCACTGTAACTCCTGAAGAACGTGCTATCCAACTCTTGGCGCAGGATACACAAGAATTAAAGGATAACTTGGTACGTTCTCAAGAAGTTATGGCGGCAGACGTATTACTCAATGGTCAGGCACACATCAAAGGCGAAGGCATTGATGACGTTGTAGACTTTAATTTTACAAATAAAGAAACATTATCTGGTACTGCGCGTTGGGGCCAATCTGCTGCAGAAATTGTGGCTAACATTATCAAATGGAAAAAGAAATGCTTGAAAGCATCCGGCTTTAATCCAAATACGTTGGTCATGAACTCTGAAACATTAGAAGTAATGCTTTCTGATAAAAAAATCTTGGCATTATTTGATAATCGTCGTACAGAAATGGGTCTTTTGCAATTCGAACAAATGGCGGAAGGTGCTGTATATGTAGGTTTCATGGGTGGCCAAATCCAATGTAACGTATTTACTTACGATAATTATTACGTAGATCCAACAGATGGCCAAGAAAAAGAAATGGTACCTACCGGTAAATTGTTGGTAGCTTCTGATATGGCTAAATTTACTAAATTGTATGGTGCGAATACAATCATCCCTGGTGAAGGTATGGACTTTGTAACCTATGAAGGCGAATATGTATTACGTCGATTGGTTAATCGTGACCCAGATGCGGTATTTTTAGAATTACAATCTCGCCCTATTTACGTTCCATTTGATGTAGATTCCTACTTCGTAGCGGACGTATTGTAATTGAAAGGGGGTAAGACTAATGCCTGTACAAGCTAAGCATGCGATTAATACCGGCGATTATGTGTATAATCCCGGTGATATCATCTCCGATTTAACTGTAGAAGAAGAACAGCGCCTAATTCGTTTAGGCGCAGCTGTTGTAGTTGGTGATGATAAAAACAATGCAGAAGACTCGTTAACCGTAGCTCTTGGCGTTATGACAAATGCGGATATCGCAGATTATGGTAAATCTATTGGGCTTGATTTTGCAAGCAAAGCCACAAAGGCGGACATGATTTCCGATATTCTTGCTTCTGATGCGGACGTCAACTTGGAACTTTTATCTGATGAAGCACTCCGCGTAATGGCAATCGCTGAGGAATTGGATGTCCCTGGCGACGCTACTCGTGAAGAACTCATCGACGCTTTAGGTGAATAATCATGGGATTTAAGGACTTTGTGCAAAATGACATTGAAAAGGTGTTTATCAATTCCAATGAATTTGCTGAAGTGCATAATCTAAACGGTACGCAGTGCTATGCAGTGGCGGAAGGTCTTACCGATAAGCAGCATGTCGAAATCATGGGCCAGGATATTGACGGGTTGATTTACGATACGATTATAGTACATGTGGCCAAGCGGGATTTACCTGAAGTGCCAGAGTACAATCAAATCTTTCGCTTTAACGGCCGCATTATGATGGTCCAATCATGTGAAGATGACATGGGTGTGCTAAGCATTGTCCTTAGGGGGAATAACTCGTGAGTGTAACTATTGACATAAAAGGGCTGAAAAACGGGTTGGCTAAGATAGACGCATTAGTTGTTGGTACTCCGAAGACTACTGCAAAAGCTATCAACAAAGCGTTACCTAAAATCAAAAAGGCTATAGTTGATCGTGTTAACGAGGACTACCTGATTACTAAAGCGAATATTAATAAAACCATAAAGGTGGATAAGGCAGGCATGACCTTATCTGCCTTTATTCGTTCTAAAGGTGGCCCAATAGCCCTAACTAAATTCAGAGTTACGCCAAAAAGTCCGCCTAAAAGGAGAGGGCGTATAGTCAAAGCGCAAGTAATGTGGAATGGTGGCGGAGGGCCAATCCCTAATGCTTTTATTGCTCGTATGAGAAGTGGACATATCGGGGCGATGTATCGTAAAGGTGCAGACAGGTATCCGATAGGGCAATTTCATGGCCCCTCAGTACCAAGCATATTGGGAGATGCCAAGATATCCGCTTTTGTTGGGGATAAAGCAGAGCAGGAATTGCAAAAGCAAATGGAACTCGCACTTGACGCATTAATAGGAGGGTAATCGATGACACCTACGCAATTAGCAACCGATTTGGGGGCGTTCCTAAAACAAGTGCATGCAAACTATTTTAGCGACGATGCACAGGTAAAGGGGAATCCTTTATTGGTTGTACCTGGATTTTTAAAAATGAAAGAATCATCCAAGGAGGACCAATATCCACATCTTGTTATTCGAATTAATAAGATAGAGGATACCTTGCAGGGGTCAACTGTCCAACTATTTCTAATCCATGGCGTGTACTCCGAGGACGTGGAAAAGGGCTGGATGGAGATTACCAATTTCTTAGAAACCACAAGGCAAGCGCTACTGGCCCATCCCGTTATTGCTAAGCGATACCGTTTAGTGATGGATGATAAACACGGAATTGATACCGATATCCCTCCGGATCAAGCGTATCCGTATTGGGAGGGATTTATGACGGTTAAATATGATATCGAACAAATACGAGAGGAGATGATTATTTAATGGCAAAAGCTGATGCACCAGTTGAAGTTGTAAATGAAACAACAGAAATTATGGAAACAACAGTTAAAACTAAGGATGCTAAACAAGTAATCTACTTAGGACCTAATAGTGCTGAATTAGGTCTTTCCACAGGTACCGTTTATATTGACGGCATTCCTGCTACTGTAGGTGAAGATAAAGCAATGCTACGCTTATTGTTTGTACCGATTAATAAGATTGCAGAAGCACAACAAGAATTAGCAACAGAAGGTACGGCGATGAATACCGCTTACCTTGAATTTAAAAAAGGAGGTCGTAGATAGTGGGAAACTATAGACACGGAATTTACACAAGAGAGGTACCTACTTCTCTTATTTCTATGACAGAAGCTACGGCAGCCTTACCGGTTTATGTCGGCACCGCGCCTGTGCATTTGGCCACGGACCCAGCGGAAGCTAATAAAGCCGTATTGTGCTACAATTACGCATCTGCCACTACTCAATTTGGGTATTCTAAAGAATGGGATAAATACACATTGTGTGAAGCGATGTATTCCCAATTCTCTTTGTTTGGGATGGCGCCGGTTGTTTTTATCAATGTTCTTGATCCGAAGAAACATAAGAAGACGTTAGCGTCTACACAAAAACAAATCCAGGATAAAGTCGTAACAATCGAAGACCCAGTATTACTCAACACGCTAAAGGTATCTGCCACAAATGGCGGTACCGCCTTAACTATTAACGTTGATTACACAGCAGTATTTAATGATGAAGGCAAGTTGCTTATCGGTATTGTATCTACTGGAGCGCTTAATAGTGCAACATCTGTTTGGGTGACTTATGATTATGTAGACCCATCTATGGTAACTGCAGATGATATCGTAGGCGGTGTTGATACAGAAGGTAAGCGTAAAGGTTTGGAACTTATCAATGAAGTATTCCCTCGCTTCGGCTTAATTCCTGGCAATTTATTGGCGCCAGGCTGGTCTCATAATACACTTGTAGCGGCTGTAATGAAAGCAAAGGAAACTACTATTAACGGTATGTTCCAGGCTATGTCCTTGTGTGATGTCCCTACAGATGAAATCAAAAAAGCAACTGCAGTTAGTGAGTGGAAAAATAAAAAGAACTACGTCGATGAACGTCAAATCTTATGTTGGCCAAAAGTAGCGTTAGCTAATCGCCAATTCCATTTATCCACACAACTCGCAGGTCTTATGGCTAAGACAGACGCTAAGTATGATGATATTCCTTACAAATCTCCGTCCAATGAGTCTTTGCAAGCGGATAGTGCTGTGTTGAAAGACGGTACTGAAATCTACTTAGGTCCAGATGAAGCAGCTTACTTGAACGGCCAAGGCGTTGTTACTGCGCTTAATTTCATTGGAGGCTGGAGAGCTTGGGGCAATCGTACAACGGCTTATCCATCTAATACAGATGTTAAGGATTCTTTTATCCCTGTACGTCGTATGTTTAACTGGGTATCCAACACGTTGATTACTTCCTTCTGGTCTAAAATTGACGACCCGGGGAACAAGCGATTGATTAATAACATCGTAAATAGTGCTAATGCGTGGCTAAATGGTCACGTAGCATCTGGCGCACTTCTTGGCGCTCGTGTTGAATTTTTGGAATCCGAAAACCCTACAACAGATTTGTTGAACGGTATCCTTCGATTCCATGTATATTTAGGCGTTCCAACGCCAGCTCGTGAAATCGATTTCATTCAAGAATATGATCCGGCATACATGAGCACGTTATTTAATTAAAAAGGGAGGTAACTAATGGCTAAACATAGAGATAAGTTGATTGACTTTGCCATTTTTAGCTCTGGCAGAGAATTATATGGTTACGCCGATGTAACCTTACCTGATATCGAATTTATCAGTGACACAATTAAAGGCGCAGGCATTGCAGGTGAAGTTGATTTGGGTGTACTCGGACAAACAAAAGCAATGAATATGTCCATTAAGTGGAACACCATTGATAAAGATGTGACCGACCTTGCTAGTCAAAAGGTACATGATATCGAAATTCGTGGCGCACAACAATTATATGATTCCGCAAAAGGTGAATTAGTGCCTGAAGCGGTCAGCGTATATGCAAAAGTTATGCCTAAGAAAATCGGTCTTGGCAAATTTGAACAGGCAAGTAAAACCGATACTTCTACAGAGTTTGAAATTGTATATTTCAAAATGACTGTCGGTGGTAAAACTCGTACTGAAATTGATAAATTCAACTATGTTTGTGTAATCAATGGTGTTGATTACTTAGCATCCGTAAGGGAGGCATTGGGTAAATAATGGCTACATATGATCGCGAAAAGCTAATTGAAGGCTTACATAATTTAACTGGGTTTGACTTCACAAAGGCGGAACTTAGAGTCCGCCGTGAAGGCGATATGACCCCAGATGTTACATTCTCTAAACGATTTCAGGCAGAAGTTGCCGCCATAGCATTAAAAGAAAGTGCAAAGGTATTAATGACAATGCCAATCTCTGAATTCACTGAAATGTGTGCTGAGGTAAGCGTTTTTTTATTGCGTGGTTCGGTAGAGAAAATGGGACTTCTCCCGGACAACAATGCCGAAGAATTGCCATCCGCCTTAGAGAATGTGGAGGCATAAACTTTTGGATGTCTACTCCAATTGCTGAAATAGCAGATTGGATAGATGATTTAGAGTTTGTTCTTGAAGATGAAAAGCGCTTGAGGGAAGAGGAGGACTAATCCATCAAGCGCTTTTTGCGTACATAAATTTAAAGGAAAGGAGGAATCATGGCGGGTAAAGTATTTGAGATTGCTTTTGCTATAAACGGCGCCTTAGCACAAGGGTTTAAAACATCTATGCAGCAAGCCAAAGGCACGTTGACGCAGTACGGTTCACAAATGACCGAGTTGAAAGCGCAACAAAGGGCTTTAGATTCTGCATTAAAGCAAGGCGTTATCTCCATGGACTCTTACCGCAATGCAACAGAGAAGGTTGGCAAGGCCTTAGACCAAACGGCAGCTAAAGACGCTAAACTCAGAAAAGCAATGCAAAATAAAATAGCCGCCGATGCTAATGCCAAAAGTGCTCGTAGTGATTTAGGTAGCACTATGGCTACTACTGCTGTAATGGCCGCTCCACTCGTTGGAATGCTGTCTAAAGCGACAGACTTTGAAGCAGTGATGTCCAAGGTAAAGGCAATCACCGTATCTGATGATAAGGCAATGCAACAATTGACGGCCACTGCTCGAGAACTCGGCGAGAAAACAATGTTCTCCGCCACACAAGCAGGCGAAGCGATGACATATCTAGGCATGGCCGGTTGGAATTCTCAACAAATCATGGCCGGTATGCCGGGACTTTTGAACTTAGCTGCAGCCAGCAATACGGATTTAGCGCGTACTGCTGATATCGTATCTGATGACCTTACTGCCTTTGGATTAAGTGCAGAACACGCAGGCCATATGGCGGACGTATTTGCTAAGACCACCACCAAGACAAATACAACTGTTGAAATGTTGGGTGAAACAATGAAGTACGCAGCGCCAGTAGCACACGCCTTTGGCGCAAGTTTGGAAGAAACGGCCGCACTTACTGGCCTTATGGCCAATAGTGGTATTAAGGCATCTGCTGCAGGTACGGCATTACGTTCTGGTTTCTTACGTTTGGCAGGAACTTCCTCAAAATCGACTAAAGCGATAGAGGAAATGGGGCTTTCATTAAGTGAAGCCACGGCACAACAAGAAGAAGCAAGAGCCGCATTAGACAGCCTGGGTATTGCTATGAATGATACCAATGGACCACGCAAGATGAGTGCAATTGTTCGAGATTTGGCTGATAGGACTAAAAATATGAGCAAGGAGCAAAAACTTTCTACACTTGCGACTATCTTCGGCACCAATGCTGCATCAGCTTGGGTAGCTGTAATTGATCAAGGACCGGATGCGTTAGATAATTTAACGAAAGAACTTGAAAACAGTGACGGTGCAGCTGCTACTATGGCTGAAACAATGCAGAATAATGCCCATGGTGCGATGACACGATTACAGTCCGCAACTGAATCGGTGGCAATTTCAATTGGTAGTACCATGCTACCCACACTTGCAGACCTTGGCGATTCACTTGCTAATGAAGCGGCGTATGTGTCAAAAGTAGCTAGTGAACATCCTGAACTTACCGAAGCTATTATCAAAACAAGCGTTGCTGTAGCTGGGATGGTAATTGCCTATAAAGCAGCTCGAGCGGTTTACTATAGTGTAGTAGCAGCACAAGCAGCTTATAAGCTTATGATGGAATCAGAACGTGTAGCTACGATTAGAAGTACTATTGCATCAGGCGTCCATAGAGCAGGTATGGTAGCAAGTAGTATTGCCATGTATGCAACCGCAGCTGCGCAATGGGCGTTGAATGCGGCAATGAGCGCCAATCCAATAGCACTTGTAATTATTGCCATCGTAGCGTTAATAGCTGCATTCGTTTGGTTAGGTACACATTTTCAAGCCGTATCCGATTTCTGCACATCGATGTGGGAATCCCCTACAGCTGCCATTATCGCGTTCATGGCCGGTCCTATAGGATGGTTAATTTATGCGGCAATGGGGTTAATTGCTAACTGGGACCAAGTAAAAGCCTGGTTCACTCTATTATGGGAAGACCCTAAAGCAGCGCTTGGCCAATTCTATGACTGGGTTATGAGTAAACTCGGGGGTTTATTTGATTGGATTAGTGAAAAATGGGAATGGGTTAGATCCATTTTTAGTAAACCAATTCAAGCAAGAGTAGAAGGCACGGCAACAGCTAATGGGCAAACGGTGCAACGTAACGCAAAAGGCGGTATTTATGGGAAAGGCGCGTTCCTTACTACGTTTGCCGAAGAATCTGATGAAGCTGCCATTCCTATCAATGGTACACCTAGGGCCGAAGCCTTATGGCGTCAAACTGGTGCTATGATGGGGCTTTTCCCTGGCGAAGGCAACTCTGCAGTATCTGTATCAGCACCAATCAACATCACTATTAATGGTAATGCGGATGCAAGTGCTGTACAACAAATTAAAAATGCTGTAGGCGGAGCGTTGGATGACCTAGAAGCACGCCTTGCCGAAATCCAAAACCGGAAAGGACGTGTAAGTTATGCCTAGTAATTTGCGTTATGTTACCGTCAAACTGCAGTATGATCAAAAGGACATCACACAAGATCTGGTTCCTTATTTAAAGGATTTCAGCTTTAACGATGTAATGTCCGGAGAAGCTGACGATATATCAATCACTTTACATGATATAGAAGAGCTTTGGATGTCCGACTGGTTTCCTGAAAAAGGGGCGAAGTTAACCGCATCAATCGTATTCCATAATTGGAATGAATCCGGTGACGAGATAGAGATGAAATGCGGACAATTTGAGATTGACGAGATAACTTGCAAAAATCCACCGCACGAAGTCACTATTGGGGCGGTTAGTGTTCCAGATGAATCCAAGTTAAGAGGGGAATTAAAGAGTAAGTCATGGGAGAAGACTACGCTCAAATCTGTTGCGGAGGAACTAGCGAAAGGTGCAGGCCTTGAGTTATTTTACGATACACCTGAGACGATTAAATTAGATAGGGTCGAGCAGTCGGACCAATCTGATTTAGAATTCTTGATGAAAGTTTGTAAGGATAACGGGCTGGCGTTAAAGGTTTCAGATAAGCAAGTGATTATTTTTGATGAAACAAAGTTCGAAACAGAAAAAGTAGTCGCATCGCTAATTAAAGGGCCAATGCCTACAGACCTTACAGAAGAACAAATTAAGGAACTTGGGGAAGTCATTCCTTATCAGGGTAGCTATTCTTTAAAGACGTCATTAAAGGATGTGTATTGGGGATGCCACGTGAAGCATAAGAGCACTAAGCAAAAGAGTACTATTGAATATACGTTCAAGGACCCCCACAAAACGCAAGGCAAGATATTACAAGTTAACCAGAGCTGTGAAACACAGGCGGAAGCGGAACGTTTGGCCAAGAAAAAGCTACGCGAAAAGAACAAGAATGAAATCACCGGTTCCGTTGCTATGCTTGGCCATATCGTGTTGGCCGCATCAGCCACAATCAATTTAAAAGGGTTTGGTAAATTCGACGGTAAGTATATCATTAGCAAATGCTCCCATAAGGTAGGGGGCGGATATACACAAAGCCTAGATATAAGGAGGTGCCTAGATGGATATTAGTGTAGCGTTAAAAAATTTAATTCGTGACGGCATCGTATCTAGTACTGACCCCGCTACCATGACGGCAAGAGTAACATTTCCGGACCGCGATGATTTAGTATCGTATCCACTCGAAGTACTTTCACACGGATCACAAGATAATAAACATTACTGGATGCCAGGTGTTGGCGAACAGGTGTTGTGTTTATTTCTACCTCAAGATAATAATTTGTCCCAGGGCTACATCTTAGGCACTACATATAATGCCAAGGATAAGCCCTCTTTTAATGGGCAAAATATCCACGGCATCAAATTTGCGGACGGTTCGACCGTCTCCTATGATGCGGACGGAGGCGGTCTTGTTATTAATTGTACCGGTAATTTAACTATTAATGCTCCTTCAGGGGACGTAGTGGTTAACGGAATTAGTTTAGTGTCACATACGCACGGCGGCGTCGTTCCAGGTGGCGGAAGCACAGGCACGCCGAATGGATAGGAGGTGAGTAACATATCTTTATTTAGTAAATTAGGTAGTACTGCTGCCAACTATAAGAAGAATCTTAATTCGCAAGGATTAAAGAATTTACAAAATACACAATTAGGCGATGTGGCTTACTCTCGCCTATCTAATTTAGCTGATAAGTTTGGCCTGGGAGGATACCTACCGCAACGCCAATTAGGGAGCTTTGGAAAAATTGTGTTTGTGGCATCATCCCATACGGTGCGTACGTTCGATGCATTGGCACGGAATATCAACGCTCGAACAGCGTCCCACGAAATCATAGGACAGAAACCAATACTTGAATTCTTGGGACCTGATGCGGATGATATTTCTTTTACGATGAACTTTAATAAGCTATTGGGCGTTGACCCTCTAAAAGAAATTGAAGAAGTGGCCAAGATGTGCCGAGAAGGACAAGCCGAACAGTTGATCATTAATGGTAAGCCCTTTAGTGAACACAAATTACTGATTACCAGCATAAGCGCAGCTATGAATACAATTGATAATCGAGGTAATGTATTGTCCGCATCCATTAATGTGACGCTGAAGGAGGCCCCGGATATTCCTAAAGTTGTAATCACACCTAAACAAGGAGGCGATACAAATGCAAATTGATGTAAGCGCTCGCCTTGATGGCATTGATTTTGCGCCGAAGGATGTTCTTACCGAAATCATTCAAAATGTGCGAACTATTATTTCTACAACGCAATTTTCCGTACCACTTGATAGGCGATTTGGTATTGATGGAACTGTTATCGATTTACCACTACCAGTAGCAATGGCCAGAATATCTGCAGAGGTGATTCGGGCCATTACTGAATATGAGCCACGATGTAGAGTTGTGTCCGTTGACTTTGAAAGTACAGAAGCAACTGGTGCGGAGGAAGGGCACTTGATACCCAAGGTATCGATTGCCATAAAAGATGAATGGCTAGAAAGTGTAGGTGGCTATGAATCAGTATAGAACAATCCAAGGGGATATGTGGGATGGTATCGCATTTAAAGTGTATGGTAGCGAAGCCTATATGAATGTGTTGTTAGAAGCCAATCAAGAGTATGCTCAATATGTGATATTGCCCGCTAACCTTATTTTGAAATGCCCTGATGTAGATATAAGGGCGACTATTAATTTACCACCGTGGAGGCGATAATAATGAATTTACCTGAAATTAACTTTGTCACGACGGATAAAGAAGCCGTTGAAAAAGAAATATTCGCTCTCTACACTTCCGTAACTGGGCGAACACTAGCTCCGGCCGATCCAATTCGTTTATTTCTATTGGTAATTACTAACGTAGTAATCCTACTGCTTAATCGTATCAATGATACCGGCAAGCAAAATCTTCTGGCGTATGCTAGGGGAAACAACTTAGACTATATAGGTATTGCATTAGGAGTAGAACGTTTACAAGCCACAGGTGCAGTTACCACAATGAGGTTAACCGCATCAATGGCAAGACCCGAGGGCATAGCCATCCCCAAAGGCACACGATTTACTTCAGGAGATGGTGCATTTTTTGCACTAACTGAACCTTACTATCTGTCAGCTACGCAAACAACAATAAGTGTAAAAGCAGTATGCACAGAAGCTTCAGCTAAAGGGAATGGCTACCCGATAGGGTCGATTACCACTCTTGTAGATCCTATTCCATATATCGCTAGTGTAACTAATATTACAATCTCTGAAGGCGGTGCCGATACGGAGACAGACGACGCATTTCGTGAACGTATTCGAGAAGCTCCTGAAAGTTTCTCTTGCGCTGGTGCTGAAGGAGCTTACGAATTTTTTACAAAAAAAGCGTCCGCTCTTATTAGTTCTGTAAAAGTAGTATCACCTAAGCCGGGGGATATAGTAGTATATCCCGGGCTTGCATCTGGTGAAATAGCCAAAGAAGAGATTCTTAAATTAGTGCAAAACGCACTTACTGATAAGAAGGTGCGGCCACTCACTGATAATGTATCAGTAAAGGCGCCTACAGCTAAAAACTATAGTATAGACTTGCAGTACTACATTGATTCCGATAACGCCTATTATGCGGATACAATTAAAACTCGTGTTGATGAAGCTGTCACAGATTACATAAAATGGCAATCTGCAAAAGTAGGTCGTGATATTATACCGTCTGAATTAATTCGTCGAGTTATGGAGGCGGGGGCCAAACGTGTTACCGTAACTTCGCCTACTTTCACAGTTATTAAAGACGGACGTAAAGAGGATGGTTATCAAGTTGAGTTAGCGCAATGTACCGGAAAGACAATTACCTATGGGGGTGTGGAGCATGAATAATCTCTATGATTTTAATTTAAAGGATACGTTGCCTAGCTCGATTGCTAGCGATACAAAAGTCCAAGCCCTTGCAGAAGTCGTTACATTACGGCTTATCGACCTTATGCCAATGGTCGATAAGTTAACTATACTATCTCATTTAAACGAGTTAAGCACCCCTGTTTTAGATGAGGTAGCGTGGCATTTACACGTTGATTTTTACGACGAAGCGGCAACTAGGGAACAAAAAATTAAGCTAATTCTTAATTCTATTACCTGGCACAGGAGAAAAGGGACAGTTGGATTAGTAGAAGAAGCTATAGGTGAATTATATTCGGAATGTGAAGTCATCGAAAATTGGAATTACGAAGGCGGTCAACCTTACCATTTTAAACTCCAGATGTCTGGTTATATGATGACACCGAATATACGAGAGCGCGTGCTCCGTATATTAGAATTTGTCAAGAATAAGCGGTCCTGGCTAGATGGTATTGAGTATGTGCACGCTATTAATTCAGGCGGTGTGTATGTCGGTGGTATTGCAACAGCTGCAGGCAGTGCCATAGCTGAACCTAGCTTGAAAATCGCGATAGGCCCACAAACGCAACAGCTTTATGTCGGTGGCGTAATTACCGTTCACCAATTTATTCATATATAGGAGGTATACATGGCGAAATATCCTGCCGTCATTACTACAATGGCGGGTACAAATACTATTGCGGAAGCTAATGCGAGTAAGCAGGCTTTGATTTTTACAAAAATCGTTATTGGTGCAGGCGACATGCCCGCATCAATTCCACGTGCTACGGCGTTGACTGATAAGCGCCTGGAATTGGCGATTACTAAAAGTGTTAAAACAGGTGATGGACAATTCATGGTGCAAGGGCTACTCTCGAATAAAAACCTTGAAGCCGGTTTTTATGCACGAGAAATAGGGCTCATGGCCAAAGCTGGCGAGAATGGGCGAGAGGTGCTTTTCTCCTATACAAATGGGGGCAACTACGTTGACTACATCCCTGATAAGAATACGCCAATGGATAGCTACACATTTACGATTACTACTGTGGTTGGCAATGCGGAAAAGGTGCAAGCGGTTATTTCTGACAATGGGGTAGCCTCTGTGCATGATTTGGAAGCACATAACTCCGATGAACACGCACATGATAATCGCTTTAACGATATCATTCAAAAAATCAATAATATGATTACACCGACAGATGATGCTAATAAGCAAAGCCTAGCACCTACATTAGCATTGGTAAAAACATTGCTATCTAATTTGAATATTAAAAATTCAAAGGATGTAATTAAAGCAATAGATACAGAGACTTTAGCAAGTTTGGGAGTACGATACGATTTCAGCAATGTAAATGCTTGGTACATCAGCTTTGGCAAGCTATTTGGGGGGCTTATTATTCAAGGTGGCAAAGATAGCAAAGATAGCAACTCAACGAGTGCTTGGGTTAATTTTCCTTTATCATTTAATCATTGCTTTACTATTGTCGCTACGATTATAGGTCCATCTAGCGATAGCATTAAAGTATATCAATACACAAACACGGCTTTTGAGAAAGTATCGTATTACAACTTTAATACAAATCAATCGGTAATAAGGCCTTGTATGTGGATTGCGATTGGAAACTGATATAGATTTACTTCGTTAAATAAGAAAGGGCAAGTATATGTATGTATTTATATTAGATAAAAATGGTGTTCGCCAAACATCTTACTTGGTAGGAGTGCATGCGGATACATTAGAAGAAACAGAACAATTGGCCAGACAAACGTACCCAAGCGCTAACATCGTAACAGGTGATAGCGATATGCAATCACAATTCATAAGTGGTAAAGCATATGTAAATGGTGAATTTGTTGATATTCCTGTAACAGTATATGTTCCAACGAAAGAAGATAAAATTAATGCTATTAAAGCAGAGTATGAACCTCGATTTAAAACATTAGAAGAAGCTCAACGCAGATTACTACTAATGGGAAAACCTACTACAGCTATTAGCACACAGTACATCAAATTGAATAGTGAAATGGTAGCTCGTATTAAGGAGGTGCAATAATATGCCTAAATATATCGGTGATAGTAAAGTTCCTGTCATGGAGTTCTGTGAATACTGCTGGGAAGTACTCAACGATGACGGTACATGTCCAACAGAAGGATGCGTGCACAATGATTTAATGGCTTTAGATGAAGAATCATAAGGGCATGGGGGAGTGAATGGATATTCTTAATGATATTTTAATCATGCTCATCAGTGGTATATCGCATGAACATATAGTCAGTATGGGGGTAGTGATTATTTTAACCACTACATTGTTATTTGTGGACACAATACAGCGGATTGCTGCAGAAGTGTTGCGGTATAACAAAGATAATCACAGGCCTAATAATCCTATTACACTACTAACAACATTGACCTGGTATGGATGGGGAAAAGGTAGGTATATCGATGAAACTACCGGTGAACGGCGTAGATATTTAATGAGTGAGCGCCTTAGAGGTGATCTATTAAAGAAACTATGCATACAATATCCGGCATGGATGATACTATCCATTGTATTTATTTCATTACCTGATATCCCAATACCAAACACCAATCTATTATTAGACCATATATTCTCTTATGCATTTATGCTGATACCATTCTTCGCTGAGTGTTGGTCTATTATTGAAAACCTACGTGAAATGGTTGAAGATGACCTAATTGATATAGGAAAAATATTTCAATATACGATTGAAATCATAAAGGCATGGAGGGGTAATGGATAAGCTAGCGATTATTAACCGCATTAAGCGGTCATATAAGTCCATTCGAATAGCTGGCATACGGCCAACAGGTGTATTAGCAACGAGGGCATTGGTCCTCGTCATGCTAGTACCGATGATATTAGTCGTTGCCCAGTATGTGCTATCGACGATTAAGGGGTATGTATCCCCTGAAGAGAATCAGCTTATCGATAAGGGTATTCTTATAATTGACCATATATTCGTACCATCAGTGCTTATGACCATTGTTGGATTGTGTGGCATGTTCATCGATAAGAACCATAACGGGATTCCAGATAAGCTTGAGGAACCAAATACATTGCCTATGAACAGACCTGGCATACAACAATTAGAGGATGATATTAACCATGACGAGAGGGGGAAATAAATGTTTAGACAAATTACAATGGACGAGTTAAAAGACCTAGCGCTAGATGCCTATGGCCAAATTGAAAAGGCGTACTATCATTGGACAGGGGTAAAAGGTGGTAAGCACTTCACAGATTACCATATCAACATCGACCGAGCAGGTACAATGTGGACCGATATAGAGGCCTTAACCGATTATAAGGAACACACCTATATGCGCAATAGTAACGCTGTAGGCATTGCCATTGAAGCGTGTTGGGATGCAGTCAGTGAAAATAACCTAGGTAGTGAACCACCAACAAAAGAACAGTTGGCCACTATGACACAAATTATGGCGGTGCTTACTATTAATGCAGGTGTGCCACTTGACCTACAACATCAGATGACGCACGCCGAAGCAGCAGATAATCGGGACGGATTGGACCTCTATTATTTAGATCCGACGGGCTATCCAAATAATACGTACGGCCCAGACTCCAACGTTGACCGATGGGACCTCTTGGTGTGCCATGAGGGCGACGAACGATGGAGTGGTGGTGACTGGTTACGTGGCACCGCTCGATGGTGGGGTGCTCAGTGGGGTAGTACAATTTAGGAAGGAGTTACCATGTATGAAACTATCAAGAACAAAGTTATATCTGCGTTTACTCTTAAGCGTGTTATTTGTGGTGTGCTTAGCATTATTTCCATCTATTTCGCATGCAGCCTCATCGGAGGGTACCTCGACACAAGAGCCGACTATCAGCGTACCCGTGAGCAGTTGGAACGAACTCAAAGGGCGCTTGATGAAAGCAGAAAGCTCAATCAACAACTCCGAGAAAGCATTGCAGCAAGCCAACAGCTTAACCGCGACGCAGGGAACAGCATTAACAGAATTGAAGATTATCAACGAAGAACGGACGAAGGAATTGAACGCGCTCAAAGCAATCAACGAGAAACAGGGGCAAGAATTAACGAAAGCCTCCAATCTCTTGACAACGCAAGAAGCGAAATTGAACGAAGCCTCGACCTCATTAGAAGAATTGACAGAACAAATCAAACGCAACAAACGAACCGAACAGCGCCTTAAACGGCAACGTGACACATGGGCCGTGGTAAGCGGTGTATTTGGATTGGCAGGTGCAATTCGTCGATGACTGAGAGGTGATCCATACATCTCCTGAGCATGAGCAGGTGGACTCATGGATTGACTATATAAAAGACCTTACCAGGATATAACTTGGTAAGGTCTTTTTTTTTATATTTAATTTATTGCATACAATCTAAAAATATGGTGTAATTAGGGTAATAATAGGAGGTGGGAGTAATGCTGAAAATTCTTAATTGTAATCCACATTTTATGAGGGACCCAGTGCCTGTGTCGAACTATGCTGAAGCGTGGGACGTAATATGTTCCATGCAAAGGGAATTAGGTCAAGGGATACTTGCTGTTGACAGAGAGGC